TTTTCTCAACTACTTCTTTCATTTTAGCAATGCCGTCTTCTTTTGTAAAATAATTTACAACATCACTAAGCATTGTTTCTAAACTTTTGAAAACACCACTTTCAATAAGTGCGCCAACAATAATATTTCTAGCTTGTGTTATTCTTCTTTCAAAGTCTAATAACCCATCATTTCCTCGTTTTGCTGCTTTTTGTTGAGCATCTAAAGCATCTGCAGATCCTTTACCTACATTTTGTAATCCCATCAATTCAATTGCAGCAGAACCAACTTCGCTACCAAGTCCTGCCATTGTTGCGTACTGTTTTTTCTGCTCATCGGTTAAATTGTTAGCTGTTTCAGCAGTTTTACGCATTTCTGCCATGAACTCATCTTGTGTTACAGTTCCGTCTCGCAGTCCTTTTGCCATTCCAGCTAGTCGAGGATTCAAACGTATCAAATCTTTACCAAATTCGCTCACCGGAACACCACCAGTTGCAACAAGTTCTCTAACTGCTTCTGCTGTTTTTGGACTTGCTGCTTCTAACATTGTGGTTACACCTGTTAGATTTGCTCGTGCAGTTTCATCCATTGTTGCCATTACAGCTCTCATACGTGCATCTAGACTTTCTTTTTCAAGTTGAGCAGCAATAGCATCTCTTTGCTGACCTGTAACTTTTGCAAGCCTATCTAATTGCATTGTATATGCATGTGTGCCAGAAGCAATTTGCTGATCAGTCATTTGCTGACTTCTACCAAGTCTAGTTTGTAACTTAATATAATCTGCTGTGTACTCAGCAGTTTCTTCCATTGTTAAACCTAAGTTGCTAAATTGTGGACCAAAGTTTTTTTGTAATATTCCACTAATTTGTGTAAATCTTTTAGCACCTTCTCGAGCTCCACCACCAAACAATGCTAAATCTTGGCTGTTATTGCGAATAGTATTCGTAAACGTTTCTAAACTTAGTCCACTTCTAGCAGCCATTGCTTGTACTTCAAACAAACTACCGCCAAAATCAACACCAACTGATGTAAGAGACCTAAAATTATCAACAGTACTATCAATAAATCCAGTTAAGATACTTAAATGAGATCCAACAATTGGTATATGTTGTGCAAAGTCAGTAAGCCTGTCTCCACCCATTACAAGTTCTTTGCCTAAACCAACTGCTGAACCTAATAATGTGCCGAAACCTTTAACAGCAAGTCCTAAAGCACCCCTAGCTGCATTATTAAATGCATTTGTACTGTCTTCAACTGCCTCTGTGTTTTCTTCTAGTGCATCTCTGTTCTTTTTTACAACAGTAATGCCACTTTGTGTAGCTTTATTGTGTAATTCACGTAGTTTATTTTCTTCTTTCTGGCCTTTGTTAGAAATTCCGGCCATTTTTTCCATAGCTCTGGCGAGACGTTCAAGCGTTACCTCACTGGCAACACCGTCGCCGCCTACATTTTCTATTTGTACAGTTTGATCAGCCAAATCTTAAAACCTAATAAAGTGCGCACATAAATATAGATGATACATATTTACATAATGTATTTATACGGAGACAATCATGCCAGAAATTACTGCACCCGGTGCAAACCCTTTACGTAAGTTTTATCGTCAGCCTAAGGTTTACTTAGACTTACCCAGTAGAGGAAAATATTATCCAGAAGGGTCATTAGAAATGACAGAATCTAACGAACTTCCGGTTTTTGCTATGACAGCAAAAGACGAACTTGCTATGAAAACTCCAGATGCACTACTAAACGGTCAATCTACAGTTGATGTTATACAAAGTTGTGTTCCTAATATAAAAAATGCTTGGAATATGCCTTCAGTTGACTTAGATGCAATACTAATTGCTATAAGAATTGCTACATACGGTGAAACAATGCAGATTACGTATACAACTCCTGGTACAACAAACGAAAGAGACTATAATATTGACCTAAGACAGTTACTTAATAAAATTACAAATACGGTTTTTGAAGATAAAATTACTGTAGGCGACATGGTCGTAAATTTGGCTCCTTTAACTTATAAAGAATTTACAGCCAACGCTATGAAAACATTTGAAGAACAAAGAATTTTCCGTATTGTTAATGATGATGACATTCCAGATGAAGATAAGATTGCAAGATTTAATGAGAGTTTTGCAAAATTAACAAAACTTACAGTAGATATGTTAGCAACAAGTATTAAAAGCATCGAAGTTGACGATCAAATAGTTGACAACAGAATACATATACAAGATTTTATCGATAATGCAGATAAAGATTTCTTTTCTGATGTATTAGATCATTTAGAGACTCAAAGAAACAAATTTCAAATAGAACCTTTAAAAGTTAAAACACTTGATGAGGAACGTGAGCAAGGTGCTCCGGATGAATTTGAAATTCCTATTACATTTGACCAATCAAATTTTTTCGCATAAGGATCTTGTCGATGAGCCTTGATGAGATCCTTCAAGAAGCTAAAAATTTAGAAAATGATCAAAGAGCATTAAAAGGCGAGCTATTTAAAATGTGTTGGGCTATGCGCGGAGGCATTACCGCAGACGAAATGTTTGGCTTAACATACGAAGATAGAGAAATTATTGCTTCTGTGTGTAAAGAAAATATAGAAATTACTAAAAAAAGCGGCTTGCCTTATTTTTAAGCAGCAAGCATTGCTTTTACTTCTTTAGCAACTCCAGCTTTCTTAATTGCATCTGCTAATGTTTGGATTTTAGGGTCTACATCACCACCTGTGCCGCCTGCTTTGCCTTTTTCACCACTTTGTGCGTTTGCTGCTGAAGGTTTAGGAAGTTTTACGCCAGCTTGTTTAGCAATAGTAGCAATAGTTTCATCTTCTACGCCACCTTGCTGTAAAATATTAACAATACTACCTGCATCAGTTGGTTTTCCTGCTTTTACCCAAAGAGAATTTAGTTTTTTAGCTGTTGTAATGCTTCCAAGTTCGTTTCCTATATCTTTTGCTTTAGCAACACCTGCTTTTGCTCCTTTAGCAATTGCACCACCCACTTTTTTAGCAGCACCTTTTATCATATCACCAAAAGGTGCTTCGTTAATTTGTTTTTCTTCTAAGTATTTGGCAAATCTAGCTTCCATATCAATTGATTCACCAGCTGCTTTCATAATATTAGCTCTGCCTTTAAGATCACTTGGATCAACTGCTGTTGCTTTACTGTCTACACCTGCAATTTTCTTATTGCCTGCTGCACTAGTTACAACATCTCCGGGCTTAACTTCGTCACCGCCAACTTTGAAAGCACCTTTTTCTCCCTGAGATTGAATACTACCTTGTGCAATAGCTGCAATAGCATCATTTGCTTTTGTAAGATTTTGTAAAAATGCATCATTAGCCTGTGCAATGTTTTTAGCAATGTCATTTTGCAGATTCATGTCGTCAATGAATTGTGCTTTATCAAATGTTTTTGCAAAATTCCATAAATCGTCAAATGCATCTAGTGCTGCACCGTCTGTTGTTTTTCCAGTAGCTGCTGTTGCGTCTAACATAGTATCAAGAAGTTTTTGGAACTCAGGAACTTGGTCTTCTGGAATAACCATACTACCAATTTCTCTAACACTTTCAAAACCTGGAGCACTTAAAGTGTCTTTAAAACCTACTTCTAGTGTTGTAAGTCCTGGTGCTTTGTCGTATGGAATGGCATCCATACGCATACCTTCCAACCAATCGCCGATGCCTTCTAATGCCCAGCCAGCAATAGCACCATAGGCTGCTGTCTTGACTGCTTTACCAACTGCGCTAGATAATTTTTCACCTTTTAACAATTCATTTGTTGAGCGTAATATTAAACCTGCTGCCATACCGCCTGCAGGACCGCCTACAAATGCCGCAATTGTAGTTAAGATACCTACAGCAATACTTGCTTTACCTGGATTTGCTTTAGCCCAATCACTAACTTTAACAATACCTTGTACAATTTTACTGTCAGGTTTGTTTGACATAATATCTTGCTTGAGTTTTTCAAACTTTGCATCTGCATCTTTAACAGGACCAGCGTTTTGAGCCATTTTACCTAGCTCTTTTATTTTTGCATCTACTTTTTTAGCTAGATCAACTGGTAACTTTGCTGCGGCAGCAGCCATATTACCCGCTTTGCCTAGTGCGTTTGTGTTTTTACCAAGATCATTTTGAACTTGTTCAGCACTTTGGAAAATTTTTGCAATTTCATCAGGTGTTAGTTCAGCTTCGCATAGTTTTACATACTCAGCAAGCAAAGGCCATAGTTCTTTTTCCCATAACAATTGGTATTTTTGTTGAGCTTCTGTTAAATCTTGCCAACCTTCTTTTAGAATACGGTGTGATTTGTTTTCGTATAGTGTAACTTCTTGTAATCTCATAGTAAACCTGCCAATTGTTGTTTCTCTTGTGGATTTAATGCGTCGATTTGTTTCTGTAAATCTGGCGGAATTGTTGCGCCACCTGCTGCACCTGCATCGGCTTTAGCATCTATTGGCTTGCCTGTGTTATCATCTTTACCGTCTTTGTTAGCATCAACTGGTGCTGCACCTGCACCACTACCACCTGCTGCACCAGCAGCAGCGCCGCCAACTTTTAACGGCTTGTTTGTTTTTGGATCTAATAATTTTTCTTTGCTAATGTTGTAGTTTTGTTTTCCAGAATTTACTGATACTTTTGCAGGATCTCCATCCATGCTAGGACCAACTACTGTTGCTTTAACTACTTTTCCTGATTTTGCAGCAAATGCAACTGCTGTTCCTTTTTTAACATCTGGTGTTTTAGCTGCGCCAGCATCTGCGGCAGCAGCATCTTGTCCAGCAGCACCAGCAGCACCGTCTTTACCTGGAGCACCGTCTTTACCCGGGGCGCCTTGTGTGCCAGCAGCGCCGCCTTGTGATCCTGCGTTTGCAGCAGGAGCGCCTTGCCCGGCCATTGCTTCTTTTGCAGCTTGCATTAATACAGCATCAAGTTGTTTTTTCTGTAGGACACCACTTGGAATTGTTGCTTTTGTTGTATGATTTTTTGATTTTAAAAACGCAACCAAATCTTCTCCAGTTGCTTGTGCCATGGTTTTATCGTTCCTACCTAAGTAAGCATTAAATTCTTTGTGTAATAAATTTGCAGTATCACCTAAATCAGCTTTTGCTGCAAGATTTGCAGCTTTTGATTTAGCAGCACCACCTGGAACTAAATTTAGAGCTTTAGCTCCTAGTTTTTTACCTACTTGTCCTAATATACCTGCAGGTACTTCGTCCAGTTGTTCTATCTCATCAAATCTCATCCAGAAATATCCTTTGTGTTTAATGTATTTATTTAACTTTTTGAATATCTACTTCGTAGATATTTGTTTTCGCTAACGCTCAAACTATGCACTTCGTTTGTTGATAGAAGTAAATGATATAAAGATCAAATCGTTATTACGAAGTAATAACGTTTAAGCTTCATGTAGATTGTTTCAGTCAGACGGAACCTGTTACGGTTCCATCTAATCTCAAAACTTCATGTGAGTTCGTCACAGCCGAGACTTGGAAGTAGGTGTTTTCTGCTGTACAATGGGCTCTGACCTTTCCCAACCTACGTCGACATCGCTTTCGCTACCCGTTGCTTCGTTCCTGTGCATACGGTTTTTATGTACAATGTGCAGTTTTTCGACAGCCAACAATCAGTCTATGCCAATCAAACACCCTACTACCGGATGCCGCTCAGCATGTTACGTGTGCTCCTATACGGATGCTTTTTCCACAGCGGTATTTCTAAACTGGCCCGCTAACCTTATGTGTTGGATTGTTTTGCCTTGATGCTATGCTCTAGCAATGCCTGTCGCAATTTGTCGGAACCGCCAACTCTAACATTAATAATTCCATTGTAATACTCGTCGCTCTCTAATACACGGCGGTCAAATTGCTCTCTTGCCTCTATATAGGACATCTCGCCTCTGCCTTTGCAAAGATATAATATTTCTCTTGTAAAGTTTTCTGGGCCTAACTTGTCTACGTCTGCTTGTAGCCTATCTGAAGATCCCCAATAGTCTCTCCAATCGCTTTCTTTGTAGCCTCGTCTTTTATTTTTTTTGCCTTTGAGTGGTGGCTTAGTTGTTTTAAATTTGGCTAGTTTTTTGCCTATGTATTTTTGCCCAGTAGTTGTGTTGGTTATGAGATAAACAAAGCCTTCATATTCGTCTGGTATTGTATCAATTGGTTTGCCTTCATAAGTCCACTGCATGAACTTACTTACCGATGCCTATTCTTTGTCACCTTCTTTTTTGGTTTGAAAGGTATTATGAATTTCGTCCATACGCATTTTAGCAAGATCTCTAATTTCTCTTAAGAGTCTTCTTGCTTCTCTATGTGTGCGAACACTATTTCTTGTTTCAAACTTTTCGTTTGCCTTAAAATATGCCATGTACGCTTTTACTAACTTGTCATGTGTGTCATCATCGATCATTCTACAACATCTAAATCATTCTCATAACTAGTAAATCCGTTTTCTTTAACAACTTTTAAAATATGATTTACTCTGCCTACTAATTCGTCTTTGTGACTAATCAAGAAAATGTTTTTATCACGTTCTCTAGTCATTTTCTTAAGAACACTTAATGAATTTTCAACACCAGCAGTGTCCATACCGCTATCGATCAACTCGTCAATAAACAACAAGTTGATATTTTGATATAAACTTTCCCAAACATCACGGAATGCAAAACTTAAACCAAGAATCAAACGGTTACGTTCGCCTCTTGACAAATTATCAAAGTCTAAATCTTGTCCTAGTTGGGTAATTTCGACATTTAAGTCATTTTGGAATACTACTTGGTGTGGCAAGCCTAATTTATCAAGGTAATATGTGAGCCTATTGTTTAAATATGCAAGATTTTGTTCAATAATCTTTTTACGAATAAACGAATCTTTGTTTGTTAACAGTTTTAATAAAAATTCTTGATGATCTTTTACATTTGTTAACTCGTTTACAGTATTCCAATCAATGTCTTGTATAGCACTGTTATTAAGTTCGTCAATTTGTGCCTGATACGGATCTTCTTCTTGCTGTTTACTTAGCAGTGTTTGCTTTAAGTTATCTACATTGTTTCGATGTTCGTATGCTTCTTTAGCAGTTTCGTAAAATGTATTAGGACGACCGTTTATATCTCCGATATCAGCTAATCCTTTTAGTACATCTTCTAGCTTACTAGCAACTTCAGTTTGATAAGCCATTGCATCGTTTAATTCTTTTGCTTTTCTTGTTTCAATCTCTGCTTTTTTGTCGTCGTGTAGTGCTTGTCCGCAAGTATAACAAGTAGCATCTTCAAGATTTGCGATGTCTTTTTCTGCTTTTTCTACAGACTTAGTGGCACGTAATAGTGCGCTCTCTAGTGTGCTTTTTTCTTTATTAAGAGCCGTAATTGCAGTGTTTAATTCAGTCCAATTTTGAAGTTTTTCATGTGCTTCTAGCTCAGAATCAATATTTAAATGCTCTAATTCGTCGATTGCTTTGGATAGTTTATCGCTATCTTGCTGCTTTTTAGCTAACCAAGCACGTTGATTCTTTTTAAGATTTTCAATAGTAGTTTCGATCTTACTATTAGCAGTTTGTATTGCTTCAATTTTAAGAGTTTCTTCTGTAATTAAATCTTTAGTAGATTTAATTTCTTCTTTGAGTGCATCTGCCTTTTCTGATAAGATAGTAATACCGAGTAACTGCTCAATAATAGCACGTTGATCGTTAGTTCTCATACTCAAGAACGGTTCTGAGTAAGTGTTTAGTGCAACAATGTGCTTAAACATGTCATGACTCATACCTAACAAGTCATTTAAGAATTCTTGCGTCTTACGACTGTCGCCTTGCGATTCGTCTTGTGCTTGTTCTTCTTGATTTATAAAAAATTTAAAAAATGTAGGAGATCTACCACGTTCGATTCTATAATCTATACCATCTTTTTCAAAATCAAGGCTAACAACCATACCTTTACTGTTAGTTTTATTGATAAGGTTGTTACGTTTAATATTAGTTAGTGCTGTTCCGTAAAGAGCGTAACTTAGTGCATTAATAATTGTTGTTTTACCTGTTCCGTTACGTGAACCGCTATCGTCTCCGCCTTGATCTAAGTTTTCGCCAAGTACTAGTGTTAGTTTTTCTCTGTTAAAATCTACAGCCTGGGTCTGATTACCCACACTCATAAAGTTTTTTACTGTAAGGTCTTTAATTTTAATCATTTATAACTCGTTGTATATGTCTAGTAACATCTTTTTGTCAAAGTTATCACTATCGATGGCAGCAATTTCTTTAGATACTATTTCGTCAACACTTTCAAATGCCGAAATGTCTAAGTCAGTAGTAATCTCTTCGATTTGTTTTTGTGGAATTAGTGTAATTTCTCTGCAATTATTTTGCGAAATATATGTTTCTTTGATAAATTGTGCTTCTTCATAAGAAATTGGCACATCAATAGTAACACGCAGATACATTTTAGGTTTAATAATGTCTGCATCTGGATCTAATAACTTGCTTAATGTAGTTGTACGATATTTTGGGCAATTCCACCAGTTTAAGTATTCGGGCTCTTTACCATTTTCTTTATCTAGTATCATCATACCACGTTCATCATCCCATGCGTCTGCATAGTTGTGTGGAAATGCATTACCAATATAATGAATCTTGCCTTGTACTTGACGTTTATGGAAGTGTCCGCTAAACACATAGTCTTGATTTACAAAATGTTGCGGACGCAAGTCTCCGTGATCTGGCATTTGGACCATAGCATTCATATAAAAACTTGGAAGTTCGAAGTGTCCAAAAATATATTTGGCTTTAATCTTCTCAATTTTCTTCCACTCGTCGCCTACTAGCCATGGAACAAGTGCTACATCATCTTCTTCGTAGATTTCGTCTACTAAGGTGATACCTTCAATATGTTTACCGAATATAGTTGAGCTTACATCACGTTTGTCTTTGTAATATAAGTCATGATTACCAACAAACATATAAAATTTGTCAAATGCTTTGCCTAGTTTTTCTAAACAACGTATTGTTGCATCCATTGTTGTAAGATTTAGGCTGTTTCTATTGTGATGCCAGTCACCACAAAATATACCAGTTTCACATCCATGATTTTTAGCCTGTTCAATGTACCAATCGATAAATTCTTCACAATCTTCGTTGTGAACACGACTGTTACCTTTCAATCCAAAATGGATATCTGTAAAGACTGCTGCTTTTTTAAACAAATTAGAATCCTCTATTATAACAATACTAGTTTACAATCATAAAACTAATATGTCAACTACTTTTTTGCTTCGGCTTCTTTTTCGCGAGCAACTGCTGCTTCCCATTCGCCTTGATGTTGTCTAGTATACGAAGGATTCATGTCATTCATTTCTAAAATGTCATCTCTTATGTTTTGATTGCGTTTTTCTAAGTTAATAACACGCACAAAGCTATTAGTAACAGCAGCGGTATAATAAGCAAAGGGGTTATTAGATTTGGATTCATCAAATTGTAGTCCTATTTGTGATAATTGAAGGATTGCTTGTCCTTTCATCTCATCATTGTAAGTATATCCTCTCACATTTCCTCTAGTTGCATATCTATCAACTAGTTTCATCCACATTCTTGCTAATTCGTTAGTGGCTCTTGCATGTTTTAAACTAAAACTACCGTTTTCCATGCCGCCAACCCAGTGACTTTTGCCTACGCATACTAATTCGTCATCGTCATTAAACTTATAATGTTGAAAAGGGGGAAAATTTAGTTTTACTTTTGTATCTGCAATAGTTTTCGGTGTTTTCTTGCGCCCAGGCTCATCAGGAATGTGATCAAAAGTCATTATACGAAAAATTAATTCTTCTTTTGTAATTTTTTTGTAGTCAACTTCGCAGTCTGCTTGTTTAACTCTTTCTCCGGATGCTTTTCTTTCTTGGTAATCGGCATCTCCTAAACGTTTTGCTTTGTTACGCTTGGCTTCTGCAATGGTTCTTATGTTAATCTTTTCTAAACTAGGCAAAATAATATCATATTGTGCATAGTCTGGATCAACAAAGCTGCTAAATTGTGATTTTGAAATATGTATCTGTTTTAATAAATCTTTATTGTTTAAATAATTCTGTTTCCTCACAGTAATCTCCTGATTTGATAAGTTATTATAATATACGCAGTTAATTTTGTCAACTAAATAATGTATAGGAGAAGCATATGGTAGATAGCTTTAGCAACGAAAATTTAAATGGTAGTACATTCCCTTCTGGTTCTGGAGTTTCACAGTCGAGTGAAGCAGTAACAAATCCATCAGCTAGAAGAAGAGGCGACTTACCGGTCGGTGCTGTTTCGTCAACTGATTTAAACTTTGTACAAGCCAATTGGGGATCAAAAACAGATTTAGACTGGAGAGTAAGGCTTTCTTTACCGCCAAACTTTCAAAACAGTCCTGTAATGGCTCCCTTGTTAGAAACAGACGGATTTATGTTTCCTTTTACACCTCAAATAACAATGGAACATACTGCTAACTACAATGCACTTCATCCTACACATAGTAATTATCCGTTTCCAGCCTACAAGAACAGTCAAGTGAGTTCTTTAACAATAATTGGCGAGTTTTTTGTTGAAAATGCAAAAGAAGCTGAGTATTGGGTTGCAGCAACACATTATTTAAGAAGTGTTACTAAAATGGCATATGGTAAAACAAGTAATCAAGGTTCTCCGCCCCCTGTTGTTAAATTAAATGGATACGGTGACTTTGTTTTTAATAATATACCTGTAACAGTAACTTACTTTACAGTAGATTTACCTAGTGATGTTGATTACATTCAATGTGATATTGGTGAAAACGGAACTTGGGTTCCGGTTAGAAGTGCAATCAATGTTCAAGTACAACCTACTTATAGTAGAAAATCTATTACTAAGTTTAGTTTAGACAAATTTGTTAATGGTGGATATATTGGTAACAAAGGATTTATCTAATGAGACAGATTGATGTAAACTACGAAAATAACAGTCCATGGTTTAAAACTGAAATAGTAAACGATCTTTATTTAGATACTTTACAAATTAGACCAATACCGTCAAGTGACGATGATATTTTATACGAAGTGCAACCTCAATATACATATCGTCCCGATTTGCTTGCATTTGATTTGTATGGCACTAAAAATTTATGGTGGGTATTTGCACAACGTAACATTGATTTACTAAAAGATCCGGTGTACGATTTAATACCAGGCGTTAAAATTTATTTACCTAAAGGGGATGCGTTAGCAAGAACGCTAGGAGCTTAATATGCCTTTTATAGATAACACATCTAATAATATATTCTTTGGAGATAACGGCGTTGGCGCAGCCGGAACTACTAATAGAGCAACTATTAATGATAATGGGACAGTTTCTCAAACTCTTAACTTTCTTCAAAATCCTAGTTTAGCAGGAGCAACAGCACTTTATGGTGCTGATGTATATCCTTTTAGAAATGAACTAGATCAGTTTGCAAGTTATGCTCCGATATTTACATTAGGCTGTTTAACAAACTTAGAATTTAATTTTCCTTTAAGTTATAGAACCTTAGGACCGTTAGTTAAAATTATTAGAAGCGGTGGCGGCGGAGGACCAACTATACCGTCATTATACGATTTAGATGGAAAAAGAGAATTTTTTATTGAAGACGTTATGATAAAAAATACAGTAGCACCAAATCCTAAAACAAGGCATAGTAATGCTACACAAATTAATTTTAAAGTAATTGAACCTTATTCAATGGGGCAGTTTTTTCACAATTTAAGAAGTGCTTCTCTTGTAACTGGACACAAAAACTATTTAGAAGCACCTTTTTTATTAAGCGTAGCATTTATAGGATACGACGATGACGGCAACGTTGTTTCACCATTTTTTAGCCAAAGGCATTTTCCGATACAACTAGTTGAAGTTGACATGGAAGTAAACGAATCAGGTGCAGTATATAGTGTAAAGGCTGCTCCTTATACTGACAGAGCATTAACTAATAGAACACAAAGGTTAAAAGCTGATGTAGAAATTACAGGACGTACTGTTGCAGAACTTTTACAAACTGGTCCAAAAAGTTTAACAGCTGAAATGAATAGAATTGCAGATGATCAAGTTAAAGCCAGACAGCACGGCTCTTTTGGCGGAATGACAGACAAATATGTTATACAATTTCCAAACACTTCTCTATTAGGTGCTATATCAGGTGCAGTAAGTTCAATTGCGTCTGCTATAACAGGTTCATTAAACTCGGTAGGAAATACTATACAAGACTGGTATCAAGGATTAGTTGGCGACCAAGGAATTGTACCTCCAAGGGTCGGAGAACGATTAGCAGAAAACCAGAATATTTTTACTCTAGGTAGTATGTTAGGAGACAAATTAAAAGCAGAAGCAATAACTAACATGAATGATATTGGAAAGTCGTCATTATTGAAACCAGGAACTACATATAACTTTGGTGGCACACCATATCAACTCCCGTCATTTGCTGAAGATCCAACCGATCCAACTAGATTAAAACGTGGACTAATATCATACGATCCCGAAGCTCATGCATATTCGTTTGAAAAAGATTCTAAAATTACAGAAATAATTGAAGAAGTTATTATCACCTCGCAATATGCTAGAGATTTTTCCGAGATGCGATCTGATGCAACTGGCGCAGTTAGATGGTTTAGAATTGAAGCACAAGTGTATAACTCGGGAGGACTCTTACAAGGATTAGTTACTGGTGAAACACCAAAAATATATGTTTATCGTGTTAGGCCCTACAAGTCAGATGAGTCTAATTTCTCAGCACCTGGAGCAACTAGTTTCGGTAAAACGTTGCTTAAACAATTATTAACACCAAAGGCTTATAGTTACATCTATACAGGAGTTAACAAAGATATTATCGATTTTGAATTAAAGTTTAATCAAATGTTTTATACCGGAGTTGATGCAGCTAGATCACAAAAGCAGTTATTTTCTAGACTAGGCGGTGCTTTAGGATTTACTAAAAAGGATCCTGACACACCAACTACTACTGGTAACAATGCAGGTAATGTAGGATCCGCATCAGGTAATGGTAGAATTGCTGACGATTCTGCAGATACAATCCGTGAAGGTGCAAACGGAGGTAATGGTGCTGATGATCCTGAAACTGGTGCAGCAAGATACTTTAATGATATGATGATTAATTCGTCAAATGACTTGTTAAAAGTTGATTTAAAAATTCACGGTGATCCTTATTTTATTTCAGATGTTGGTGTAGGTAATTATTTAGGATTACCTAGTTTTCCATTTTTACCAGTTACACTTGACGGTAGTATGAATCCTATGGACGGCGAAGTTTATGTAATTTTAAACTTTAGAACTCCTATAGATTACGATGGCAAAGATGGTTATGTAGAATATCCTTTAGGCGGATTTTTACCAATTGCCATGTTTAGTGGAATATATTCTGTAATACAAGTAGAAAATAATTTTGAAGATGGAAAGTTTACCCAAACACTAGAGTTAGCAAGAAAAAGAAATCAAGACATTTCAATTGAAAGTGTTGCTGGCGCAGCTCTTAATTTCTTATTCGGTGGTAACGGAAAAGTAATACAAAAAGGCAATAAATCAAACCGTATTGGTGTTGAGACAAACCCAGGACCAGATGATGGGTTAAGAGGTTAAGAACATAAAATGGCAACAGAAAAAAGAGATAATTTAGATAGAAATCGCAATACTACAGGTATATTTCTCGGTAAAGTTGTTAATCATTTAGATACAACTTACATGGGAGGAATACAAGTTGAGATATTAAGAAAATCTGCAACAGGTAGTTTTCAAGGCGAAACTGTTGCATGTAAATATGCAAGTCCATTTTATGGACAAACGCCTTATTCTGGACTTTCTGAAAACAGTGATTTTGCTAGTACACAAAAAAGTTATGGGTTTTGGGCAGTTCCGCCTGATATTGGTACACAAGTTATAGTTGTAATGCCAGAAGGCGACTTTTCACAAGCATATTGGATTGGGTGTGTACCTGATGTTGGTATGAATTTTATGACACCTGGGTATGCAGGAACAACTTACAATGATCAAGATACTGCTGCTGCATTACCGGTTGGTGAATATAATAAATTAGTTGAAGGCGGTGACGGCAAAGATGTAACACAAATTACAAAACCTGCTGATCCTAATAAACTTGAACAGCTTGAAGAAAGCGGACTAAAAACTGATCATATTAGAGGTACTACTACTTCAAGCGCAAGACGAGAAGTTCCTAGTATGGTGTTTGGAATGAGTACACCAGGACCGCATGATCCTGATGGACCAAAACATCAATACGGTCCGACAATTGGCTCATCAATACAAGCACCGTTTAATAGATTAGGTGGTTCTAGTTTTGTAATGGATGACGGAGATCCTAGCTTGTTTAGAAAAATGCCTGCAAAAGATGACAAGATGGAATATGCAAATCTTGACGCTGGAGATACATCAGGCGACAAAAAAATACCAGCAAATGAGTTAATAAGATTAAAAACAAGATCAGGGCATCAAATATTATTGCATAACTCAGAAGACTTAATATACATTTCACACGGCAGTGGCAAAAGTTGGATAGAAATGACAGCCAACGGAAAAATAGAAATTTATTCCGAAGACAGTGTAAGTATTAATACAGATAACGACTTAAACCTTAATGCAGGCAGAGATATTAATATGGCTGCTAAAGAAGATATTAATATTATTGCTGATAAAGACATCAAAATGCATTCTTTAGAAAAAACTACGCACCATGCAAAAAATTATAAAATGCATGTTGAAAATAGATCAGATATTAGAATTGATAATGAATCGTATACTAGAGTAGGGTCTGACCAACATTTGTGGGTCGAAGGTGCTAAATTAACAATTATAAAAAACGAAATGAGAACTATGGTTGATAATACTGTAGCACTAGAAGCAAATCGTATATCTCATAGCGCAAAAGATAGACATACTATGGGATCGTCTAACACTTTTATTAATAGTAATTTAGAAGTAAACGGAAGACTAAATTGTTCACTTTTAAATTCAGGTGCTATAAACGGTACAGGTGCAGGCTCACCGTGGCCTGATTCAGGACCAGGTGATGATCAAAAACTAAACAGTTATTCTTTCCAGTACACAGGAGAACAACCAGAACTTGCCGAAGGCGGCGAAGAAGCAAAAGAATTTGAAGATGATGAATTTGCATTTTATGTTAAAAGAATTCCAAAGCACGAACCTTGGGAAGAACATGAAAATCTTGATCCACAAAAGTTTATTCCTGATGAAACACAATCAACAGAAAAAGAACGTCCAGAAGAAGAAGAGTCGGAATTTGAATTTCCTCCAATAGACGATACATTTAAGAAGGGGTAATAAATGAGTACAACAGAAAAATCATTGTATAAACAAATAACTGTAAAGGGCGGCTCTAAAAAAGATAACGTTTACATAAAAAGTCCAACATACAAAGGATTTAGCACTATAAACGATGACATTGAAAGTTCAAACACCTTGTATGATATTGCATTAATAAAACAGGATATTATTAATCATTTTCACATCAGGAAAGGTGAAAAACTTAGTGATCCCGAGTTTGGAACAGTCATATGGGATATACTTTTTGAACCGCTTACTGATCAAATTAAAAATTTAATTATTCAAGACGTATCAGACATTGTTAATTTTGATCCTAGAGTATCGGTAAATCAAATAATGGTTGATTCATTTGAAAATGGTATACAAGTTACATGTGAGTTAGTTTATTTGCCGTATTCTATAACTGAAACTTTACAATTTCAGTTCGACGAAAGTGCAGGATTTTTAACTGAATAATTATATACGCAGTTTTTCAAAACTGCTAAATATTACAATAACATAAGGAATAGCAATGTCCTCAACTGATAGACAAAACCGATTACTATTATCCGAAGATTGGAAGAGAGTATACCAGTCTTTCCGTAATGCAAATTTTAAAAGCTACGACTTTGATAATCTTCGTCGTACAATGATTCAGTATTTGAGAGACAACTACCCGGAAGATTTCAACGACTATATCGAATCAAGTGAATATCTTGCACTTGTAGATCTTATTGCATTCCTTGGACAAAACTTAGCTTTCCGTATTGATTTAAATGCTAGAGAAAATTATTTAGAATTAGCCGATAGACGTGAAAGTGTATTACGTCTTGCAAGATTACTTTCTTACAATCCTAAGAGAAATCAAGCAGCTAACGGACTTTTAAAAGTTGCCAGTATTAAAACATCAGAAGAAATATATGATAGCAATGGAAGAAATTTACAAGGACAAACTATCATATGGAATGATGCATCTAATCCTGATTGGTTCGAGCAATTTATTAAAGCAATGAATTCTGCATTACCTTCAAATAATACTTTTGGTAAGCCTGTTAAAAAAGATATAGTAGCCGGAGTGTCAACTGAACAGTATAGATTAAATTCTGTCAATGACGATATACCAGTATTCAAGTATACTAAACTAATAGATGGAAGAAGTTTAGGATTTGAAATTGTATCATCGGATATTGTAAATTCTAACATAGCTGAAGAAGCACCATTTCCTGGAAACAAAATGGCATTGTTATATAGAGATGACGGCAAAGGCATTTCAAGTCCAAATAGTGGATTTTTCTCTCACTTTAGACAAGGTAATTTAGATCAAGGTGTATTTACAATTTCTAATCCTAGTAGCAATCAATCAATATCAATCGAAAGTCCTGACATAAACAATTCAGATGTATGGTTATACAAATTAGATTCTGAAGGATTTGAAACTGAGCTTTGGAATAAAGTTGATGCTATTATAGGAAATAACGTTATCTATAATAGTTTAAGCAAAGATGAGAGAAATATATACTCTGTTCTTACACGAGTTGACGACAGAGTAAACTTAATGTTTAGTGACGGTGTTTTTGGAAATTTACCTCAAGGGTCTTTTAGAGTTTATTACAGAACAAGTATAAATGACAAAATTAAAATTGTTCCTAAAGATTTTACAAACATTTTAGTTTCGATTCCGTATACTTCTAAAGTAGGAAAAACCGAAACACTTTCGGTAATTTATAATTTACAGTATACAGTTGACAACGGAGAACCGTCTGAATCAACAGACACTGTTAGATTTAATGCTCCGTCAACATATTATACACAAAATAGACTTGTAACAGGTGAAGACTATCAAGTTGGACCGTTAGGTGTAAGTCAAAGTATTGTAAAAGTAAAAGCAGTTAACAGAGTTAGTAGTGGCATCAGCCGATACTTTGATTTAATTGATGCTACTGGTAAGTATAGTCAGACAACACTATACGGTGCTGACGGAGTTATATACAAAGAATACGAAAATAAAATAGCAAATATTAGTTTTGAAACTAAAACTGACGTCGAGGGCGCAATTGAAAATATAGTATTGCCTATTCTTGTCAACAAGAAAATTAGAAACTTTTACTTTGATCAGTTCCCAAGAATTTTTACAGAAGATCTTGGAATTACTTGGAAGTCATTATCAAGTGAAACTAATTTAAATACAGGTTATTTCAATAGTATAGATGGAGTTCCATTAACTTTAGGAACATTTACTTCGTCTATTATGTCACTTATAAAATCAGGAGTGTTGATTAAATTTATTGCACCTGCTGGAAAGCATTTCAATTATAAAATGGAATTAATAGACGGTGATGCTACTGAAGTTGGTGACTCGTTGTATAAGTGGGTTAAAGTTTTATCAGTAAATGGTACTGGTGTAGAAGACAGAGAAGATGGAACAGGCGCAGTATATATCAACGACGACATACCCAACGGTGCGATTTTACAAGAAATTAAACCTGCATTAGCTAATAATCTAATAGCCAGTGTTAAGCAACAGCTAATCGATCAAATTTTTACATATAAAACCTTTGGTTTAAGATTTGATCAAAATAGTAGCGAATGGAGACTAGTAACAGAAAATAACCTGTCAATAGGAACTGACTTTTCGACAGGTAAAACTGGTGATACAACTAATCAACAACTTGATGCTAGTTGGTTATTGTTATTTGAGAACGACGGCGACACTTACACAATTACCTATAGAGGTATGAGGTATGTTTTCGAAAGCGACAAAGAGATTAAGTTTTATTACGATCCTAAAGAAAAAATTTATGATAGTAAAACAGGTAAAATTATTAAAGATTCTATAAGCGTCTTAGCTATCAATAATAAACCTGACACTACTGATGCATTTACTAGAGACTTTGATTGGGAAATTGTTGATTCTTATAGAGATGCTGAAGGCTATGTAGATAGTAAAAAACTAGAGGTAAGTTTCTTTGATGCAGACGAAGACGGTATTGTAGATGATGCTGATTTGTTTGACGAAATTGTAAAACCTGAAGTTAATTTACAATTAAAATACATAATTTTTGAAAAAATAAAAACTGATGACGGTGTAGAAGATTTTAACTTCCTTGATAACAGTGATTCAAAAGTTATAATTTTAAACACCAAAGCAGAAATAAGACCGTTTAGCGAATATGATGATGGACAAATTTTCTATTATATCGATACAGATATCTTTGAAGTACTAAATCAAACCACGTTAAAGTTAGAAATTAGTGCAGATTACAAAGCAAGGCAAGGTAGAAGCAATCTTAAATTTAGATATTATCATGCAGCAAGTGCTGAGGAAAGAATAGATCCGAGCGTTAGCAATATTATTGATATGTACATACTTGACAGAGCATATGACAATAATTACCGATTATGGTTACAAGAAAAATCAACTAAAAAACCTCTGCCTCCGAGTTCAGATCAATTGTTTACATTGTATTCAAGTAACATTAATCAGATTAAATCACTTACGGATGAAATTATATATCACCCAGTTAAGTACAAAATACTTTTCGGACAAGAGGCAGAAGAAGATTTGCAGGCTACATTTAAAGTTGTAAAGAACAAAGACAAAGTTTTAAATGACAATGATATTAAGACAAGAATCATTACAGCAATTAATCAATTCTTTGCTCTAGAAAATTGGGACTTTGGTGAAAGATTTTATTTCTCAGAACTTGCAAATTATGTTATGTACGAATTATCACCAGATTTATCAACATTTATTATAGTTCCTAATCAACAAGGGCAAAGTTTTGGTAGTCTGTATGAAATAAAATCTGAAGCAGACGAAATATTTATAAGTGGCGCAACTGTTGATAACGTAGAAATTATCGATGCAGTCACAGCTTCTAAACTAAAAGCACAAGACGCTGTGGTTACCCAAGTTACAACACCTAACACGGGAATACAAAGTTCAACATTTGACGATACATCAACAAAGATATCAACATCAAACAATGTGCTTAACAACACTAATAGAGGAACAACTTACTAATGGCATATAATAACGGTCAAAGTGAATATCCAGTACCAACCGGAGATGGAGATTCTGGTAAGAGAGAAAGTGCTAGACACTTACCTAAGTATTTTAGAACAGATAAAAATAAAAAGTTTTTACAGTCTACGTTAGATCAAATTTTACAACCCGGTGTTGCAGAAAAAGTTAATTCTTATGTAGGAAGAAAAAGCGCAAAGGCTTATAATCTGAGCGATAATTATTTGCCAGAAGTTTCTAAAGACAGAGAAGACTATCAATTAGAGCCTGTTAGTGTAATAGAAGATTTAATCGGCAATGTTGATTTTTATGCAGATTATAGAGATTATATAAACCAAATTAAAGCCCAAGGCGGAACAGCCGATAATCACGGTAGAAATAATAAAGAAGAATTTTATGCTTGGGATCCTCATATTGACTGGGATAAATTTTCTAACTTTAGAGAATATTATTGGTTAGCAAATGGACCTAGATCTGTTATTATACCGGGAGAAAGCAAAGAAATAACAAGCACCTATACTGTAAAACTTGCAGAAGCATTAGGCGACTATTCGTATGTGTTTACTCCTGACGGTTTAACAAATAATCCTAATCTAAAACTTTATAGAGGTGTAAAATATAGATTTGAAATTGATACTCCTGGAGTACCGTTAACTTTTAGAACTGCAAGAGTTTTAGATGACGAATTTTTGTTAAATGACGGGATTTCTCAACAAGAAGTTGAGCAAGGTGTTATTGAATTAGAATTAGGTAGAGACGCACCAGATGAACTTTATTATGTTTCAAGCAATGATGTAAACATTGGCGGATTTATAAAAGTTGCAAATGTTGAAGATGCAACTTTTATAGATGTTGAAGCAGAAATACTTGGTAAAAAAAGTTATACATCTAGAGATGGATGGACAGTATCTAACGGATTAAAAGTAAGATTTCAAGGCGAAGTAATTCCTGAAAAATATTCAGATTCTGAATGGTATGTTGAAGGAGTCGGAGATGCGATTGTTTTAGTTTCGGGACGTGATGTTGAAGTTTCATTTCCGGTAGGCATCGACGTTGATGTTCCTTTTGACGCTGATGAAGGATTTGATAACTTTCCATTCTCAGAAGCAACGGGATATCCAAGAGACAAGGATTACATCACAATTAATCGTTCTAGCACCGACGGTAACTTTTGGTCTAGATATAACAGATGGTTTCATAAAGATGTAATTGAACTTGCCGACAGCATTAACAAGTCAGTAACTCTTCTTGATCAAACTACAAGAGCAAACAGACCTATAATTGAGTTTGATCCAGGAATAAAATTATATAACTTTGGAACATCTTCAAAAGGTATAGTTGACTTAATTGACGATTATACTACTGATGTATTTTCAACTATAGAAGGAAGTTTAGGATACAATATAGACGGAATACAAGTATCTCAAGGAATGCGTATTCTATTTTTAGCAGATCCTGATCCTCTTGTAACAGGTAAAATATTTGAAGTTAATTTTTTACAGTTTAGAGGCAGCGGCACTGGAGGACAAATTCAGTTAATAGAAGTTGCAGATTCTGATCCTATAGCAGGAGAAAATATTCTAGTTACCAGAGGTGAGCAGTATGGTGGTAAAATTTGGTACTATGATGGCACTGTTTGGAACCTAGCACAAGAAAAAGTTTCAGTAAACCAGCCTCCAATATTCGATGTGTTTGATGTAGATGATGTAAGTTTTTCTAATACTTCTAAGTATCCAGCATCTTCTTTTAGAGGAACAAAGCTGTTTAGTTATAAAGAAAATAGTTTAACAACAGACTCTGAATTAGGGTTTGGATTAAGTTATAGAAGTATTGAAAACGTTGGCGATATCGTTTTTGATTTTAATTACAATACAGATACTTTCCAGTATCAAATTGGCGATACAATTATCGATACTAATATTAATACAGGATTTTTAAGAAAGTATAACAGCAATAATCAATTTGAAGTAAAAGGTGTTTATGTAAAAAGTGACCGATTAAGCGAACAAGCAGTTGTGTTACAATACGTAAATGATGAAACACGATTAACGTATCCAATTAATTGTTTTAATCAAAGTGCATATTTAGACGATTTAAATGTAATTGTTTATGTGGATAATGTTAGACAATATGATGGTATAGATTACGAGTGTATTGATACAGCAGATAAACTTAAAAATGTTAAATTTTTGAAAGACATAGATGTTAATGCAGTTATTATATTAAAATGTTTTTCATCTGCAATAAAAAACAATAATGGATATTATGAAATTGCAAATAATTTAGAACGCAATCCGTTAAACGAAGACATTAGTACGTTTACACTTGGTGAAGTTTCTGATCATGTATTAAGTATTACAGAAAATGCTAGTGAATTTAGTGGTGTATTTCCTGGACCTAGTAATTTAAGAGATATTAGTAAATTAAGTACTTACGGAAGAAAGTTTATTAAACATAGTGCTCCGTTAAATCTGTCAATTTACAGCTTGCTAGATAAATCATCTAATGCTCCAAATGCTGTTAGATATGCACGTAAAGAATACAGTAAATTTAAAAGAGTGTTTTTAGAAACTGCCGAATCTTTAGGTTACGAAGGACCAGTAAGACAACATGTTGATAAAATTATCTCAGAAATAACAAAAGATAAAACTAATACAATGCCTTTCTATCAAAGTGATATGATTCCGTTTGGCGCAAGTATTACTACAAAAATTACTGTAGAAGATGCAGATGCAAGATTTTTTGCACTCAATACTCCTTTTACGCTATCAAAATTAAGTACAAATGCAGTAACAGTTTATATTAACGGATCTCAGTTAATTCACGAAAGAGATTATGTTTTCAATGAAGAAGGTTTTTTAGAAATCACAGTTGAAAAAAACTTTGGTGATATAATTGAAATTAATGAATATGATACAACCAATGGTTCATACATTCCACCAACTCCTACTAAATTAGGTTTGTATCCGGCTTATGAGCCTGTTATATATGTTGACGATTCATATCAGCCAGCAGTTACATTAATTAAAGGTCATGACGGAAGTATAGTACGTGCCTTCGGTGACTTTAGAGATAATCTTATTATTGAATTAGAAAAAAGAATTTTCAATAACATAAAAATAAAGTATGACACTAGTGAAATAAACATACACTCATTCTTGCCAGGCTTGTCGAGAAATACGGCATTCTCAAGATTAGAGGTTGATAAAACAATGACGCCAGATTTTATACAATGGCTTTCATTAGTAGATCAAGATTATACCGAACACGCATTTTTTGACAGATCTAATAACTTTAGTTACAACTATTCGTCATTGTCAGACAAGAATGGAGATAAGCTACCCGGATGGTGGAGAGGCATTTATAGATACTATTATGATACAATAACTCCGCATTTAACTCCTTGGGAAATGTTAGGCTTTAGCATTGAACCAAAATGGTGGAAAGAACAGTACGGACCTGCTCCATATACAAAAAATAATAACTTACTATGGGAAGATCTAGAAAAGGGTATAATTAGAGAACCTGGTAAAGGATTTGTTATTAATAAATTATATGCCCGTCCAGGACTTTCGACATTTATTCCGGTTGACGCACAAGGAAATATACTAGCACCATCTGAGTGTAATATACCTTTAAGATTTACGTTTAATAATATTACTTCTGGATTTAAGTTTGGAGATTCGGCGCCGGTTGAAGACGCTTGGAGATCTAGTTCTGAATATCCGTTCTCTGTAATTACATCTTGGTTAATTAATAATCCGTCAACTTTGCTATCTAGTGGTTTTGATAGATCTAGACAAAAAAGAAATATATTAGGACAGTTTGTTTATACTGAAACTAACAGACATATTAGATTGCAGGATTTAGTATTTCCGTCTAATATTAATAGTTCACAAAAAGTGTTTACATCAGGTTTAATAAATTATATTCAAAGTTATATGTCTTATAACTTAACAGAATCTTTTGATACGTATCAATCTAATTTAAAGTCTATAAAAAATAAATTAGCATTTAAGCTAGGAGGATATTCTGATAAAGAAAAATTTAAATTAATTCTTGATAGCAGAACTCCTTTGAATCAAGGAAATGTTTTTATTCCTGAAGAAAACTACAAACTATTTTTAAACACTAGCTATGCTATTAATACAGTTACATATAGTGGTGTGATTATTGAAAAAACTTTAGGAGGATTTTCAATAAGAGGATACGATTCTTTATTTCCTGCATTTAAATATTTTGAACCATATACATCAACTGGCGATGTTACAGTAAATGTTGGAGGCGTATCAGAAACTTTTGCTTCATGGACTGAAAATAAAACATATGTTAAAGACTTAATAGTTGAATATAACGGATCGTTTTATAGAACTTTAAGAACAGTTACTTCTTCAGAAGAATTTGATCCAAATGATTTTGTAAAATTGTCTAGATTGCCTGTAACAGGGGGTATAGATGCTACATTTAAAACAAAATTTGAAAAGTCTCAAATTTTACAATTACCATACGGAAGTATTCTTCCTACAATACAAGATGTCGTTGACTTTTTATTAGGTTACGAAGAATGGTTAAAAGTTCAAGGATTTAGATTTGAACACTTTGACGGTAAAGAAGTTATAATTTCAGATTGGAAAAATTCAGCTAGAGAGTTTATGTTCTGGACAATGCATAACTGGGGCGATAATGCTATAATTTCACTCAGTCCAGCAGCTGACCAAATTTGGTTCGAAACAGAATATTCGGTAGTAGATAATGTTATCGATAATTTTTATGGTTACGGAATATTCAAAGCAAGCGGAAAACCGTTAGATACATCAAAATTAAATTTTGATAGAATAGATGTTAACAAATTTAAAATTACACCAAATTCTTCATCAGACGGTGTATATGCAATTAAATTACCTGTTGTACAAAAAGAACACATTGTATTAATTGATAATAGCACAGTGTTTGGTGATGTAGTTTATCAACCATCAACTGGGTATAGACAAGAACGAATTAAAACATTTGGATATAGAACATCTGGATGGGATGGCAGTTTAAACATTCCAGGATTTATTTACACCGAAGTAACAATTAAAGAATGGGAATCTTGGAAAGATTACGACATCGGTTCAATTGTTAAGTACAAAGAGTTTTATTATAGTGCAAATAGTAAAATCTCAGGTAAAGAAACATTTACATTTAATGACTGGACTCGCATATCAGACGTTCCAGAAAGTACTCTTAAACCTAATTTTGAATACAAAATTAATCAATTTGCAGACTTTTATGATTTGGATACTGACAACTTTGATACAGAGCAACAACAATTAGCACAGCATTTGATAGGTTATCAAAAAAGATCGTATCTAGAAAATATTATTAACGACGAAGTCAGTCAATATAAATTTTATCAAGGAATGATAAAAGAAAAAGGAACTAAAAACAGTTTAGATAAACTATTTGATGTTCTTAGTGCAGACGACAAAGAGAGTCTCGATTTTTATGAAGAATGGGCAATTAAACAAGGTCAGTATGGCGCAAGTGAAGGCTTTGATGAAGTTGAATTTACTTTAGATGAAAGAAAATTCCGAATTAATCCACAGCCTATTAAGCTATCTAATTCAGATGAAGATGAAGGATTAATATATAAAATTAAAGATTACGAAGTTTACAAAAAGCCAGATAATTATAGTAATAATTTATTTCCTTTGCTTGAAGACTATAAGCAATTTACTCGTAGTCCTGGATTTATGAATATTGAAGATGTAAAAGAACTTGTTCCAGACTACGATTCTTTGTTAACTTTAAATATTGATAATCTTAATAATCTTGATTATGTTTGGACAGGCTCAGATAATAACAAATGGGATGTTTTACAATACGGAATCGGAAATGAACAGATTGTATCATTAAAAACAAGTCCAGAAAAATCGCCAAATACTCCGGATCTTTTTGAAATAGAATTAACCTTAACATCAGTAGCAGAAGATGTTAATATTGGCGATGTTATTGGTATTTTTAATATACAAGTTCCAAAAGATTTAAATGAAGATTCTACAAAAATAAACACAACTAATACAGAATTAAATTCTTTAAAAGGTTTCTTTAAAGTTACCGGAAAATATTTAAACAAACTTTATGTAGGTTCGTCTACACAACTTGATGCAATACCAGAATGTACTGGTCTTATGTCTAAGTTTTCTTCAGTTAAGGTTGCAGATTATCTTGAAGCTAATCAATTAACACAAAAAGGTGTTAAAAATGAATCGCTAGTTTGGATACAAAATAATGATCAAAATTGGAAGGTTTTAAAGAATACACAGGCTTATAGTTTATTACAAACTATACCAGCTGAAGAAGAAGGCACTACAAACGAGTTTGGAAAAACTATTACCGTAGACAACCGCAATAGTTTGTTATCTGTTGCTTCGCCGTCTTCGGGTATAAGTGGAAAACTGTTTATATATAACAGAGGTGGCAATAATCAAAATTTCCAATTTGCTCAAATTATCGAACCGAGTACATCAGGAGTTAGTGATCCTGGTAATTCATTTGGTTCTGGGCAAAGTTTTAGTAAAGACGGAAAATACTTAGTTGTTGGTGCACCGAAAGCATCTAATATTAAAACAAGGTATCAAGGATTCTTTGACGAAGCTGCAAATTATGACAATGGCGATATTGTACAATACGGAGGTCAACTTTGGGAAGTTGTTGTAGATATTTTAGGCGCACAAGACGAACAAGAGTTTGGAAGTTTTGGCTCTAATATTGAAGTATTACAAAGTAATAATGTTTTCCAAAACGAAGCATTTTTTAGAAATATACTATTAGGTGATTATCCATTTGACGGTGATGAGATAGAAACCGATCATATTTTAATTAGAGCATCTTTTGATCAATACGAAGCAACAGGTCCAGGTGATACAGTATTTTTTGATTGGTATGCTATTACTACAGCTAATCAGTTTGATCCATTATCACCTAGAGTTCCGTTCCAAACTGACGACATGCCTTTAGGTTATACGCAAGAAGGACTAACAGAAGCGTACTTAGAAAGCGGATTAGTAATACGTGGAAAAGCTGATGTTATCTTGTATACGCCTATTATATCAACAGTACCTCAAGTAGGAGATCAAATAGAATCTACTGGTGTGTTTGGATATGTTTCTTATGTAAGAGTAGACGAAGCAAGAGCAACCATTTATGTCGAAAGAACATCGGGTATTTGGCCAGCAGCTGATAATTTATTTTTAGAAAGCGGTGAATTTGTTGGTGCTTATGTAAGACAAGCACCTAATGACACTATAGATGTTAGTGATCAACTTGGTGGCTATTGGTACTTTGATTTACCTAATCCGATATTACTAACAGAAAATAATGTAGATGAAGGCAGAGCCCTTGCAGTTTATAATATTATTCCATCTGGAAAAACAGATCCAGGCGGCGCAGGCGGAAATATTTGGGATTTAAATAACACAGTTACTAATATAGGCGATAATTCAATTAACAGTTATATTAGAACACTAACATATCAAGGTTCTCCAGGACCTGCAGGTAATTTAGATATTATTCCAAGTGACTTATTTGTAGTTAGGGCATCTAAAGACTTAACTGATAATCTAACTCCTGGAGACGAAATAGGTCTAGAAGTAATTCGATTCCCTGATTTTACTAACAATAATGAATTTATTGATTTAACTGTTACCGGTCTAGAATATACTGACACTAATAAAAAACATATACTTTATGATTTATGGGACGGCTACATAGATTTTGATTTAGACGAAACTGATTCAAATACAGGTCAACCATTTGAGCCTAGAATTGGACAGTTTGTTAGAGAAAGAACACCTAACCCTGGTGCTACTGCTAAAGTTGCATTTTATCAAAAGTTTAACAACAGTCGTGCTAGAGTATATGTTACTAATGTACAAGGTACATGGGGTATCGGAAACGACGGTAGAACATTAGAAATGATTGGCGATCCTCAAGATCCTAATCCGATATACGCAGTTGATCAAGATTTAGGTGATATTAGAGCAACAGCTTTAGGTAGTGATACTTTAGGAATTGGCAAGTTATGTGTGATTCAATTGCCGGCTGAAATAGAAACTGTTCCAGTACAAAGTACACTTATAGGCGCAGAATATTTAATATATAGAGATTTTCCAATTTTTGGATTACCTAGAGAAGCTAACATTCCAGGCTCTACAAACTTAGATTACAAGCAAGTATTTAAAATACCAGTAAATCCAGATGGTCCATCAACAAATGTTAATAATTTAGGATACTATGCAATTTATGAAAGAGAAAATGTTTCTACATTTAATATTGTAGATACATTAATTGTTCCTGAATTAGTAGAAGATTTAAATGTTGGATCACAAATAAAAATAGCAAAAAGAAATGATTTATATAAGGCATTTATTAAAGCTGAAGGTAATGGTACAATATCAAATCCAGGAAGAATATACTTTGTTAATAAAGGCACTGATGATGAAGGTATTGTTTATGATTGGGAATATGCTAAAGACAAACGATATAAGGGAGTCTTTAGTGACCAAAACGAATATTTGCTAGACGACTATGTTTATTACGAAGGATATTTTTATAAAGCCTTAACAAATATTGCAGGAGATGGTACAGCATTTGTTACAACAGAGTGGGAATTAATTAACAACGATCAAATTAGGAGTATTGATTATTTAGGTTATATTCCAAATGATACTAGTATATTGCCAGAAGACTTTGATTACAAAGGATTATTTGATTCAAATTCTACATATATTGTTGATGAAATAGTTCAATATCTTGATGGAAATTTTTATAAAGCATTAAGAAACATTCCTTTAAATTATAATGGATTTGTTGACGTTGAAGGAATAATAGAATATCCTGCCGAAGATTGGGAACAGATATCTTTCACACCGGGCGGCGATCAGTCACTCAAAATAGATACTACGTTGCTTAGAAATTTTGCAGAAAAATTTGATGTAAGTGACAATGGAGAAGTTTTAGTTGCAACAGCAGAATATGAATACAATGCAGATCCTTGGGAAGCTAATACTGATTATCAAGTAGGAGTTAGAGTAAAATATAATAATGATTTTTACGAATGTATTGTTGAAGTAGACGGATCGCTTCCTGTACATGCGACATTTAGTGCTACTAATATTGTTAACTTCTGGAAAAAATTACCTATTATTAAAAAGGTAATAGTTTATAGAAATGTAAACGATAATTATCAAAAATCACAAGAATTAATTGCGCCGATTGTTGATGAAAATATGGAATTCGGAGTTACACTAAGCATTAGTCAAGACGGAAAGATGATTGCAGTTGGTGCCCCTGGAGCCGATGTAAACAACGAACTAGACATAGGTGCAGTCTTTGTTTACAAACAAGTAAATGGTACTTTTGAATTATCACAAACTTTAACAAGTACAAATCAAATTCAAGGCGAACAATTTGGTAGGAACATTGATTTTGACGGATTTACTTTATATGTTAGTGCGTTCAATGCATCAAGCGACGACAATACTACATTTGATTTAGAATCAACAGTATTTGACAACAAATTTACAACATTTAAAAACGAAATAGCTTCAAATGGTGTTGTTTATGTTTATAGCAGAATAGACGAAGCACTAGTATTTGGACAATCTCTTGATTATCATACATATGCATCAAGAGATAATATTGCTGAAATAGATGTGTTTGGTAGAAATATGTTAGCAAGTAACAACCATTTGTATTTGTCTGTTCCTCAGTATAAAAATCAAGATGATAAACTTGGATTAATTTTAGATTATAGAAGAGCTGATAATCAACAATTATGGAAAGTTCATAGAGAGTATTCGGCACCTGTTGATTTAGAAAAAATTAAAAAAGTGATGCTATATAACAAATCTAAAAATGAAATTATAACTAATTTAGATTATATAGATCCTATTCAAGGAAAAATTGCTGGACCTGCAGACGAAGAACTTAGATACAAAACGCCAGTTGATCCTGCTTACTACAATAACTCATCGATTAATAACGTTGTTCTTGACGAAAATAGAAGTTGGGGCACAGAGCAGGTAGGAAGACTTTGGTGGGATTTGACTACAACAAAATTCTTTAATGTTTATCAAGGAAACTTAATTTATAAATCTAATAACTTTAATACTTTATTTCCTGGAGCATCTGTGGACATTTATGAATGGGTGCAATCGTCTGTTTTGCCTACCGAATGGGACAAAAGATCTAGTGAAAACAAAGAAGGATTTTCTGGAACAACAAAGTACGGTAGTGACGCTTATTGTACTAGAAGAGTATACGATACCATTGCTAAGAGATTTATAACTTACTATTATTTCTGGGTTAAAAATAAAACATCTGTTCCAGACGTGCAAGGCAGAAGTATATCAGCTCTTACAGTAAAGAATTTAATTGAAGATCCGGCAGGACAAAAATACAAATTTATTACATTTAAAGACGCACAATCAATGGTGCTGTATAATTGTGCATCATTAATGGAAGATCAAGATATAGTTTTAAATGTTCAATATTGGACAACAGGAAACAAATATTCTAACATTCATAATCAATATCAAATTGTTACTGAAGGATTAGCTACAAGCGTTCCTAATGATGCAATTAGACAAAAATTAATAGATAGTTTAATAGGTTATGACTCTCAAAATAGACCAGTACCGGATTTAAATCTAGCACCTAATGAAAGATACGGAATTTTTAATAAGCCACGACAAGGTTGGTTTGTCAACAGACAAGAAGCATTAAAGCAAGTAATTGAGCGTGTTAATAATGTACTTCAAAAAACTTTAATTGTTGAAGAAAAGGATATATCTAAATTTTTAGATACAGATCCAGCACCATCGGTTAGTACTGGAAGATACGATACAGCAATTGATAATTATGTTGATTTACAGTTTGTTAGTATTGTTAGAGCACAGACTGCAGAACTACAACCTGTGATACAAGACGGTAAAATAGTTCGTGTAGACATTATTAATCCAGGAAGAAGTTACAAATATGCACCTGCATACGAAATTACAGGTCAAGGTTCTGGCGCAGAATTAGAATTTAGTCTGGATGTATTAGGTCAAATTTCAGAAGTTACAATTAAAAACCCAGGTATAAACTATAATGATAATACTTCTATTACAGTTAGACCGTTTGCAGTATTAGTAAATGCAGATGAAACTGTTAATAATAATTGGGGAATATATCATTTAATTAACAATAATTGGGTTAGAGTTTCGTCGCAGTCATATGATGTTACAGCGTATTGGAACTACTCTGATTGGTATGCAGAAGGGTATAGTGAGTTTACTGAAATAGATAATGTTATTGATTTTAATTATAATTTGCAGTCTCTAGACGACAGCATTGGACAGATAGTTAAAATTCTTAATACTGGCGGCGAAGGTTGGCTGTTGTTAGAAAAAATAAACAATGCTGATACAGTAGATTATACAGTAAACTATAAAACCGTAGGTAAAGAAAACGGAACTATACAACTTTCAGACACATTATTTAATTATGCACAGAACTTAGTAGGCTTTGATAATCAAACTTTTGACACACAATTCTTTGATAAACAGCCTGTACAAGAACTAAGATTAATTTTTGAAGCATTACAAAGTGACATATTCGTTGCAGATTTAGCAAATGAATTTAATAATTTATTCTTCCTTGCATTGCGTTATGTCTTTACAGAACAAGGTTACGTCGATTGGGCATTTAAAACAAGTTTTGTAAAAGCTAAACATAATGTAGGACAACTAAGACAGTTAGTTAACTTTAAAAATGATAGTCTTGAGAGCTATGAACAGTATATTAAAGAAGTTAAACCGTACAAAACAAAAATTAGAGAATATGTTTCGACTTACGATAAGTTAGAAAATTCTTCAAACGTAATTTCTGACTTTGATGCACCTCCAAGATACAACAACGAAACTTCAAAAATAAGTCCTATTGATGTAAGAGTAGTAAACGGAGTATTGTTTGGAACTGGAGTTTTACAAGGAGCTGATAATAACTGGTTAGAAAATGCATCTTATAAAATTGTAGACATTAAAATTGCAGATCCCGGAGAGGGATATACCGAAGTACCAGAAATAATTATCGAAGGAAATGCTACAGCAAAAGCATCAATAGGTTCTAATGGAGTAATTTCGAGTATAATAGTTACAGATAGCGGAAGCGGATACACTAGTTTGCCAGAAATTACAATTAATGGTACATTAAGAGAAGGCGGCAGAGAAGCAACTCTTGGTGCAGTATTAGGAGACACTCCGGTAAGAACTATGCATACTATTGTTAAGTTTGATAGAGTTAGTGGAGCATTCTTTATTACACAACTTAATGAAACAGAAACATTTACAGGAACTGGTAGTAGATCAAAATTTGATTTGAAATGGCCAATGGATTTACGAACAAATACTATCGAAATATTTGTAGACGGTGAACTTGTTCTAGGAAGTAACTACACATTTACTAATCGTGTAGACGAGGAAGAAACTTATACACGTTATCACGGAGAAATTGAATTTATTGATCCACCTGCAAATGAATCAGTAATTGAAATTAACTATAAAAAGTGGATTAACTTATTAGACGCCCAGGATAGAATAAACTTATTCTATAATCCAACAGACGGGCAAATAGGTAAAGATATTAGTCAATTAATGGATGGTATTGATTATGGTGGTGTCGAAGTTAAGAGTTTTGAGTTCGGTGCACCTCCAGGTTGGGATACTGGCGAATGGTTTACAGATAACTGGGACGTATATGACGATAACTTTGATGATGAAATTTTTGTAACAGATGGTTCTACATTAACATTTGATTTAGCAAAGCCATTAGCTAAAGATGTAAAATACAATGTTTATATTAATGGTGTTAGAATTGACGATGACGAATGGGACGGAACGTCAACAGTTGAAAATCCTTATGCTATTATGGCACCTATTATCGGCGATGGCGTTACTGATACATTTACATTTGAAAATGAAATTGGATACAGAAAAGCAGCTGAAGAAATTGACCCAGGCGACGGCAACGGATCTTTTGATAACCCTCCGGGGATTACTGTAACAATACGTAGATCTACTTCTGATGGTAGTAGAGCTGTTAGTGAATCGGCATACGATACTGCAATTACTGGCGGCGATCTTGCTTATACAACAGCATTAGGTATTAATGCAGAAGATATTGATATAGACGGTGACGGTTTTGTAACTGTAACAACATCAAAAGGACCTGAAGAAACAGTTCCAGGACAAATTATGGATACGTTAGATATAACTGTATACGAACGTCCTAATAGTGGTTCGGGTGTTATTGAAGTAGCAGCATATAAATCAGACGGAATAACATCAGAATATGCAATAACTCAAGGGACGTTTTCTTCAGATGACGTGATTGTAAAATTAAATTACGAAATTGTTGATAGCTCTCAATACAGAGTTGACTTTGACAAAAAGACTGTTGATTTTTATACAGCGCCAGCTGCCGGAAACGATATTGTAATTGTTTCTGTAGGTATTGGCGGAACTGATTTGTTGGATTACGGTGAAACAATTACCGACGGAAGTACACAACTATACGAAACAGCAATTCCTTATAGTGAAGACCTTACTGCGTATGTAACTGTAAATGGTACTGAACTTCCATTTACTTTAGTTGACAACAACGGCGATGTAGGTATTAGATTCTCTCAAACTCCTCTTGCAGATAGATTATTACAGTTTGCTATTTTTAACTCTACAGTAGAGACATTTAGTAAAGTAGCAGTTAGTACTATAACAGCTGACGGCAGTTCGTTAGCTTATGAATTACCAAGAACACCGTTTGAGCAACAGCCAACTTCGTATTATACTATTGTAACAGTAAACAATGAAAGAGTTTTAACTGCGGGGTATAGTGAAGTATTTACAGTAGAAGAAAATGTAACAGATTATAGATTGAAAGTATGGCAAATTCCAGTAGGAAGTACTGAAGGCACAGAGATTAAAGTTTTCTTAAATGATAGAGAGCTTGAATTCTTGCAAGAATGGACCTATGAAGGTGCCGGATCGTTTAACCCTAACATTTCCGCAGATGCACAACCAGGAAGTACAATTCAGTTAAACCAAGGTATTGGACAACCAGGTGACGAATTAAAAGTGTTTATTCTTTCAAGCGGTGAATATAGATTTGGATACTTTGATACAACTAATGACTTTATTGACACTAGCGGAAAGCAAACACCAGCAGTAGTTACTCCTGTTATAGAAGATGGAGTAATTGTTGATGTTATTATTTCAAACCCAGGAAGAGGTTATAACAGTAGTTCTGGTATAGCAGCAACTTCAGAGGTTGGCATTGGAGCAGAGTTTGAAATTGAAGTTGATGAGATTGGCAGAATAGAAAATATTATAATTGTTAATGGCGGCGAACGCTATGACGATGATACTACAATTAATATTGAAATTGTTCCTATTCCAGCAGTAATTTACTTTGATGAAGTCTTTGCTGAAAATGATATAATTAAAGTTTATCAGTTTAGTAATCACAACGGTTTAGGTATTGAGAGAGAAAAGTACGACATATTAGAAAAAACGCAAATGACAGCCGGAACACAAGGGTATTACGATTCAAGACTCCTACGTAACGGTTTTATAGATTTACGTTCAGAAGCAATAAGTGTAAACTATGTTTGGGTAAGCCTAAATGGTAGATGGTTAACTCCTACTGCTGACTATATTCTTTTAGAAAACAATAAAACAATACAACTAATTACTCCGGTAGAACAGTATGATGTAGTAGACGTTATGCACTTTGCTGCACCACCTGTTTCGACTAGATTTGGATGGCGTCAGTTTAAAGATATGTTAAACAGAACAACTTACTTACGTTTGTCAAGAGATGACGAGCACGAGTTAGCTGCACCATTACGTTGGTATGATAGATCTATTGAAGTTGCAGAAGGTTTTGAAACATTGCCACAACCTACGTCAACTAGTAAATATCCAGGAGTGATATTTATTGAAGGCGAAAGAATCGAATTCTTCCGTAGGGAAGGCAATATTCTAAAACAACTTCGTAGAGGAACAATGGGTACTGGTGTAAAGGATGAATATGCAGCAGGGACTTACTTCTATAATCAAGGTCTTGACAGTGTTGTACCTTATAAAGATGAAGAAGATAGATTTACAGTTAAAAGTGGCACTTACACAGACACTTCTGTAACGTATCCAAACTCATCTCCGGACATAACAGTTGATAGTATTTCTTACAGTTTCAATAATAACACTGTATTTCCTGTAAGAGTTGCAGGAGTTTACGAACAAATAGCAACGGTTACTGGTACTGGATTTAGACCCGAGGTTAAGGTACTAATGCAAGACGAAACTGGTAACATCAGAGAGCTAGAAAAAGTGTCTAGCACAGAAACTGAAATACAATTCCATACAGAAACAATGCCAGTAGGTGCATACGATTTAGTAATTTATAATCCAAGAGAAGAATCACCTGCATTAAGACAAGAAAGTTATTTAGTAATGCCTAAGTTCTTACCATATGTACAAATATTGGTAGATTTTAGTCCAGAAGCGTTTACTGATGTTGTACAGAATCCAACAGAAACAGGAGAATGGTATAAAGCACCGTTTGATGAAGGTGGTATTCCAGAAGAATATTGGCAAGCACTTAATATTGAAGTTTTTGCTAATGGTAAAAGATTACGCAAAGCACCGATAACAATTTATGATGTTACAAAAGGACAAGGTAGTCCAGATGGCGATATACAGCTCGAAGCAGAATATGCAGTAAACAAAAATGAAGGTGGCTATGTAAGATTAACTACACCGCCAGAACCGGAAACTACGCTAACTATTGTTAGAAAATTAGGGGCAGATTGGAGAGAACTAGATAATGAAAGTTCAAATCAGTTTAAACCCTTAGGAATTTCTAATACAGAAGTAGCAACTTTCTTACGTGGAAAGACAATTAATTTGCCGCGATAAATAGTATTGACAGGAAAACAAAAATGGCTGATAATTTTAAAGATACACAAGGAATAATGTTGCAAGGACATATAAAAATACACGATCCAGAATCGGGCGAAGTTATTGTGAACAAACGCAATGCTATTCATTACGAAAATATGAGTGTAGCTCTTGCAGAAAGTTTATCTAATGCAGGGCAAGGCTGGATTAACGAGATGAGCTTTGGTAATGGTGGTACTAGCGTAGATCCAACCGGGGTAATTACTTACCTAACTCCTAACAGTACTGGTGTTAATGCAAGTCTATACAACCAAACATTTACAAAGGTTGTAGATGATAGAAGTGTTAATAATATTGATCCTGCAAGAAACAAAACAGAAATAAGACATGTTAGCGGTACAAATTATACAGACATTTTAATTACATGTTTATTGGATTACGGAGAGCCAAACGGCCAAGATGCTTTTGATACAGCATCGAACAGCAATAACTTATATGTATTTGACGAACTAGGATTAAAAAGTTATAATCCAGATGGTGACGGAAAGTTGCTGACGCACGTTATTTTCCATCCAGTTCAAAAAAGTTTAAACAGATTAATTCAAATTGATTATACAGTAAGAATTCAATCATTAACCGGATTTAACGAGGGGTAATTAAATGGCATATACAATTAGTTACACTGATGTTTCAAAAGAAGGTACAATCACAATTGAAGACGGTACAATTAATGAAGTTACTAGTCTAAGATTACCAGGAAGAAATACAACAGCTTATGGTGCTGTTATTGCAGAAAGTTTCTTGCATTTATTAGAAAACTTTGCTTCTCAAGCAGAACCAGCTAATCCTTCAGAAGGACAAATATGGTATAATAATGATCCATCAGAAGAAAATCTTTATGTGTATAACGGAACAAACTGGGTACCTGCAAGTGGTATAACCAAATCTGAAGAAACTCCGTCATTTGCAAAAACAGGTGATCTTTGGGTTGACATTGACAATCAGCAGTTGTATCTATTTACTGGTGGTGGTTGGATTCTAGTAGGTCCACAGTTTAGTGAAGGACTTGCAACAGGTGCAAGAGCAGATCAAATTATTGGACAAGACAACAATTCTTACACAGTGTTAAGAATTGAAGTTAATGGTACAACAGTAGGTATTATTTCAGGCGCAGACAATTCGTTTATTCCAAAAGCAACTATTGCAGGATTTGCTCAGATCAATCCAGGTTTTAATGTTATTAGTAGAGATACAAATGCAGACGGCCTAAGTGATTTTAAATTCTTTGGTACTGCTGAGAAGGCAGAAAACTTAATTGTTAACAACGAAGTTATTGCAGCTGGAGATTTTCTAAGGGGTGACACGACTAGTACAACAACATTTCCTTTAAACATTCAAAACAACCAAGGTATTAACTACGGTATTAATAGTGAATTAACAATCGGTGTAGAAGGACAAGCAGGTATTATACAACATAACGTTGGTGGTTCTAACATCGATATGCGTGTAAGAACTTCTAACCAAACAAAAACGGTTATACGTGTTGACTCTAATTTAAGAGTTGGTGTTAATACAGAAGCACCGGAGCAAGCTCTTGATGTTGTAGGTACAATACAAGCAAGTGAAAATTTGTTAGTAAATGGTACAACACAAAGCTCTACTATTAACAACGGTGCTTTGATTGTTCGTGGTGGCGCCGCAGTTAAGCAAAATTTAAATGTTGGTGGAACTACTACATTAAACGATTTATTAACAACTAAAGTAATCACTCCAGATGATAATGCAATTCGAGATATTGGAACAGCCGTTAATAGTTACAGACACGTATATGCTACAAGATTCTTTGGAGATATTACTGGTACAGTTACAGGAACAATTGATGGACGATCTACTCAGTCAGATAAACTTACAGACAGAACTACATTTATTATGGAAGGTGATGTTAGCACATTAGCTCCTGTTGAGTTTGACGGTGCTTTCCAAGATCCAAGTTTTGACAATGGTGTAGATGCAAATGGAGATCCGCTACCTGCAGGCGAACAACCACTACAAAAGAAATTCCGTACAGAAATTTCAAACAGTTTTATTGCAGGAAAACCAGAAGAATCTGATGTTGCTAATAATGATCTAATTTTGTTTAATGATGTCGCCGGAGCAAGTCCAGGACTTAAAAGTGCCACTAAACAAAATTTCTTAAAATCAATACCTAGGACACCGGCAGGTGTAATTTTACCCTACGGAGGCTCATCTGCACCACAAGGTTGGTTGATTTGTGACGGAAGAGAATTAGAAAGAGATCTTTGGGAAGAACTGTTTTCAGCAATAGGATTTAACTTTAAACCATCCTCACAAGTTACACCAGGATTTTTTGCCATACCAGATTTAAGAGGTAGAATGCCTCTAGGCGCAGATAATATGGGAGGCACATCAGCAAATACTGTACAAGCTGCATCTGCAGATGTTATAGGTGCTACTGATGGCGCAGAAGAAAAATTAATTAGCATTAACCAAATTCCGGATCACGTACATGATTTACAAGATGCAGACAACAACCAATATTATGTGTATCAAGATAGACAAGATCCTACAACTGATACCAATGTTGAGCAAGTTCAAGGTCCGGACGCAGCAGATACAGCACAAAGACTTAGAAACAGCGGTAACATTCAGGGCAGAAACGACAGCTTTGTACAAGATGGGTTTAGCGTAATGCCGCCAACATTAACATTGAATTATATTATATATGGTGGAAGAGAATAATGAGCTACAAAATTAATAAATCTAACGGCGAACTAATAGTAGACTTAGTAGACGGTCAAATAGACGAAACATCCACCGATATTACACTAATTGGTAGAAACTATAAAGGTTTTGGTGAAAAAATTAACGAAAATTTTGTTAAATTAATGGAAAATTTTGCTAAAACTAGTGCTCCAGGTTCGCCTCTCGTAGGACAATTATGGTACGACACAGCAGAAGAAAGACTAAAAGTTTACACAGGCGAAACATTTAAAACAGCATCCGGCGCATTAGTAAGCCAAACACAACCTAATCTTGTTACAGGTGACATTTGGATTGATAGTTTTAATAATAAAATGTATTTTTATGATGGAGCAGATATTGTTCTAGTCGGTCCGCAATATTCAGCAGGACAAGGAAAAACTACAATTGAAGCGTTTACTGTTATTGATAACACCGGTAAAGATCAAACAGTTTTGTTTATGTATATTTCAGGTTTACTAACCGGCATATATTCAAGAACACAATTTAGACCACGTGAAAACATCACAGGATATCCAATAGATCAAACTGATACTAATAATCCTAAGCGTCAATTAATAAAACAGGGATTTAATCCGGTAGATACCTCGTTTTCATGGCAAGGCACTGCATTAAGTACACAATCACTTATTAACGATGCAGGCGAAGCATTTACAGATGCTAACTTTATGAAAACTGATAGAGATACTAGTACACTAGGTAGTCTTGCAGTTAAAAACGAAAATGGTATAACTGTTGGTGTTAGCGATACAGTATATGCTGCACTAAGGGTTGATAGACAAAACGCTGATGTTACAGCACTTGAAGCTCAACAAACAAACAAAAATTTTGTTATAAGAACAAAACGATCAAACTCAGTAGACGATGTGTTTTATGTTAACACTCCAATAAAACGTGTAGGTATCTATACTAATTCTCCGTCAGTTGGATTTGATGTTAATACAGACGCAAAAGTACAAGGTGACTTAACAGTTAACGGTGACTTAACAGTACAGGGCGACAGTACTTTTATTCAAACACAAACTTTACAAGTTGAAGATAAAAATATTGAACTTTCAACAGCTACAAACGGTGATCCTGCAGGTGATGATTTAGTAGCCGACGGTGGCGGCATAACTCTAAGATCAACCGACGGCGATAAAACTATATTATACAGTCAAACTATTGATAGTTGGACGTTTAGTCATGACTTAAACTTAGATGGCACCTCAGCAGTTTACAAAATAGATGGTGTTAACAAACTTAGTGAAAATAGAATTGATGATACAGTATTGTATGCAGAAGGACTAGTAAGAATTGGAACGCTACAATACTTAAATGTTGATAATTTTAATTTAAACGGATCAACATTAACAACTACTAACCCATTGTTTATTACTTCTAATGGTGTTATTACTGTTAACAATAATAGAATTGAAGGTGTATTAACACCTATTAGTAACAGAGTATCTTTACGTGACGGCACACCAGAATCAGCTAATTCTTCTGTTGCTACTAAACGTTACGTAGACGAAGAAATTAAAGCTGAACCGTTAGTTGTATCTTTAGATGTAACAGGATACGCTAATCCGGAAGTTAGTTTTGCACTTGGCGGTCCATATAATAACGTAAAAAGTGTAATAGAACAACTTTATAGTGCAGCTTTAAAAGAAGAAGGTGCATTAGCAAAAGTTTACTGTACTAGTTACTCACAAACATCGGTTACAGGTATTGACGTTGATCAATTAGTTGACGATCCTGATAATCCAGGCGGCCCTCAGATTTCAGCTGTTAGAAAAAGTTTTATAGCTGTTGATAAAGACGATGTTTCTAGTACAGAATCAGTACTGCAAGACGTAGAGTTCTTGCCAGTTTCAGCAAGCGCAGGATTTGTTCCTGACAGGGCAATTATGGAATTTGAAGTAGTCGGTAACACATGGAGTTGGAATGGAACCACAGTACTTTCATAACACAGATAAATACAATAACGCATTAGGGGTTTAACGAATGGCATATACAATAGATACATACAGCAATAGTAAAAGCTGGAAAATTGAAGATGGTACTATTGACCAAACAACCGACTTAAAACTAGTTGGTAAAAACTATGCTGGCTATGGTGAGATACAAAACGAAAATTTTGTATTTTTACTAGAAAACTTTGCAGGGCAAGTAGAACCGCCACGCAAGTTAGCTGGTCAAATTTGGTTTGATAGCGGAAACAGTAAATTAAAATTCTTTGATGGCTTAAAATGGCGTACTACAGGCGGCGCCGAAGTAAGCGATACTGTTCCAACAGGCTTAAAAGAAGGTGATTTTTGGTGGGATACATCAAACGAACAGCTTTATACATATAATGGCGGTGATTTTGTACTTATCGGACCCCAAAGTGCAGGATCAGGACAAACACAGATTGTAAGCCGTTCAGTTCGCGACACCTTAGGAAATAGTAGAAATATTATTACCGCAGTAGTTAATGACGAAACTGTCTTAGCATTTAGTAATGCAGATTTTACAATTGACACTAATGATGTTGACAGTAATATTTCTGGCTTTGATAGAATAAGACCAGGTTTAACACTTAAAAATACAATTAATAGTTCTGGCGGTGTAACTTCAGGATCCTTTAGACTAGTAGGTACTGCAACTAACTCTGAAAAATTGGGTGGTTTAGCAGCTTCAAACTACGTTCAATCAAATAATCCTGTATTTACTGGGTTAGCAACATATTCTGAAGATGGATTACAAATTGGTGATAGTGGCGACTTTACACTAAAAGTTGAAAATGACAACCAAGGCGTCATTGAAAACGGCAACGGTAGTCAAATTATTATACGTGCAAAAGACTTATTTGGTAATGTTTTAAACCCTGTAAGATTTTTTTACAATGCTGTTATACCAGGACTTGTTGGTAATACTGAAACAGTTGCGGCAACTAGTTTAGGAACTAGTGATTATAGATGGCCAAATGTTTTTGCATTAAATTATGAAGGCTTAGGACAAGTTTCTAAAGGAATAATGAAACCAAACGCAGTTTATGACCCAGACCCATTAACTGGCACAATGCAAAACGGAGATGCAATACTTCCTTCAGAAGAAACTGCTGCTAACACAATTCCTGTTAGAGACGGCCTTGGAGATATCTATGCAAGACGATTCCAAGGTGTGGCAACAGAAGCATGGTATGCTGACTTAGCAGAAAAATATACAACAGATGCAGACTATCCAGTTGGAACAGTTATGGCAGTAGCTACACAAGGCACAGCCGAAGCAAGATCAGCTAACAGAGGAAGCATTGCAATAGGTGTTATATCTGAAGAACCTGCATTTTTAATGAACAAGGGTTGTGACGGTCAAGCAGTTGGTTTAAAAGGGCGTGTTCCTGTCCGCGTAGTTGGTCCTGTTAAAAAAGGCGAAGCAGTTTATGTTGATGATAACGGTTGTGCAAGTACAGCAATCAACGGCGGCTGTATAGTAGGTATTGCACTTGTATCTAGCGATGTAGAAGAAGAAAAATTAATCGAGTGCGTTTTGAAAGTATAAATATACTAGCATATAATAGGATAACTTAAATGGCAGTAAATAAAGAAACCACCATTACCGCAGCAAACTATAACACACTGCAAAATAGAGTTGCTAGATTGCTCGGCGGCGGCAACGGCCAAGAAGGTTACGGGCAAGATTTAAGCAGTTCTCCAGTAGCAGCAAATAGTATTGTTTATGCAAGTGATATGAATTTATTATTGCAAGACATTAATGCAATTTCTATTCACCAATCAGGATCACCAACACCGTTACAACCGGTAACATCAAGTAGTTCAATTTTAGCTAACGAAAGAGAAGTTGGTGACTACGATGGGTTTAATCAGTACATTTTTGAAGTTACGAGGTTAGAAGCAAATCCAGGACAAGTAGACGGAACACAAGTTACTATTGAAACTCTTGCAACAGATTCAAGATTTGCTCCATGGAACGGACAATTATCGCATAGTTTTACATTAACTTTTGACGATAGTGATCATAGACGTGCATATTTTAACGCTGGCGGACAGATTTATATTAGTGCTCAAATTGAAACTAATTCTAATGCTAAAGGCGACGACTGGAAACAGATGCTTACAAACATGGGTGTAATTCAATTTAAATCTAATACTACATCTAAAACAGGTATTGGCGGAACATTATTTCCAGACGGTAACGGGCCTATTGGTAACTTTCAATTAACTGCATCTTTAATAAAGCTGTTTGAAAGAACAGGGCAGCAAGAAGCGTATGCTGAAAATAGATATCTTGTTTTTGTTAAAGAAACAAGTAATAGAGCAATTCAGTTTACAATTCAATTTCAAGATCAAGATTTAGGGGATCCAAATATAGATGAGGAAGTGCAGGGCACACTTGTAAGCAAAGTACAGCTTTTAAGGCCAACAGGAAATTCTGTTTCTGTTGCCGCTCCAAGTTATGCAGCACTTTCTAGTTTAGAATTAGGAAACTAAATCTATGGTATCAACAGGTAACTTAGTACAAGCAACAGACTACACAGATGCTCTTGATAGAATCCTTGTCTTACTAGGCGACGGAACAGGTCAAGACGGATACGGACAAATTGTTCCAAGCTATGAAGCATACAAAGATGTTAGTGTAAATGACGAACTAATTGATCACGATCATTTAGAAATGTTAAAGACAGACATTAATACTTGCAGACAGCACCAAGCATCTACAGATGCATATACATCTACTTTTAGCACAGGCGATATAATTGGAGCAGATGCTAGTGGCCCTAGCGCAAGTAATCTTAATGATAATGCAAAAGGGTTTAATGATTTATTAGCTGCAATTACAGTTGTTGAAAATAATGCAGATTCTATAGATGATTTTACAATCGGCACAGCAAGATCTTTAGCAGTTAGTACTCGTACAAGTCCTTGGGGCGGCGACGGTGATCCAGACGATAATATTTGGTGTGAGTTAGATCTTTTGTTTGAAGGAGGTTATGCAACAACCAACGCAGCTGGAAGAACTTCTGCAACAGGCGCAGATCATAGAAGACATTTTTTTAACGCAGGTGGCGATTTAAGACTTACATTTACAAGTGGAGCGAATACTTCAAAGGACCAAAACTGGGCTTCGATGTTTAATAATGTTACAGTAATATTTGGTAAAAATGCAACAACAGCAAATACTGGCGCAGCAGCTGATGGCAGCACAGACGTTAACGGAGACGGTGCTATTAATGCAGCAGTCGGAAATTTTCAGTTAACTACAGGATATAAAGAAATATTTAGAAAGTATGGTTCTGGTGTTTATGACGAAAACTACTATAGAGTAAGAGCCAAGCGTGTAAACAATGACACAATTAGATTTAGAATAGATTTTAACGATATTAACGAAGGACAGCCTAACTTCGACGAACGTGTTCTAGTATCAGGCGGGTCTCAGTCTGCAGGTGTACATGCAAAACAGCCCACAGGCGATTATGTATCAATTCCTTTACCTGCTGGCAGCGAGTTTGCTGCATTCCAAGACAACTAATCAGCTCTTGACAAAATCTTAAACTGAGTATATAATTACTAATATACTTGGAGATCCCGTATGGACGAAAGATTAGAAAAAGCATTAGAATTTTCAAACTACATGACTACGCTAAACAATCAAAAGCGTATTATAAAAGAACAATTTTCCGAAAATTGTGTTCACTATCTCGACGGAGGCAAGTTTACAGTAAACAGAGAACTAATGACGTTTTGTCAAATGATTGTTAGCAGAGAAATGACTAGTGCAGTTCTCATTGATGACAATGATACTCCTATCGAAATTAAGGATATGGTAAAATTCTTAGATGATATTATTGACATTTATTTTACAAAGTCGTATGAATACTTAGACAAGTATACAGAAATTAAAACAAACAGATCTGTCGAAGGTTTGATTAATATATGACCAGAGGTGTAGTACTATTTGCACAAAACAATCATACTATAGATTATGTTAAACAAGCAATTTTTTGTGCTAAAAAAATTAAAAAGCATTTAGGGTTATCAGTTGCTATTGCTACTGATAATGTCTCCTATCTTGAAAAAACATATCCGTATTATAAAAAATATTTCGATCATGTACTTTCTTTAGATTGGAAAGAGTGTACACAAAAAAGAATTTATCGAGACGGCACAATGAGTGATAGAACACTTGAGTGGAGAAATCACGATAGAAGCACAGTATACGATATATCACCATATGACGAAACTATTGTAATGGATACCGATTTTATAGTCGGAAACTCTTTACTAAACAATGCTTTTGACACAGATGATGATTTTTTAATTTGTAGAGACATTGAAGATCTTAATCCAGAACGTGTAGAAAGTTTTGAAAAGATTAGCGACAGAAGTATTGATATGTATTGGGCTACTTTGTTTTATTTTAAGAAAACAGAACGAACAAAAGCGTTCTTTAATTTAGTTGAACATATTAAAGAAAACTGGTTATATTATAGATTAGTTTATCAAATAGCAAATAAAACTTATAGAAATGATTTTAGTTTTAGTATTGCTATTCATTTAATGAACGGTAATCAAAAAACAAATTGGCCTAAAGCAATGCCTGGAAAATTATGGTTTACAACAGACAATGATGTATTAGTTAAAATGGACGATGAAAAATATGTATTTTTACTTGATAAAAAAGATTGGAAGGGTCATTACACATTATCGTCGATAGATAATACAAATATTCATGTAATGAATAAATTTAGTTTAGATAGAGCAATTAGCAAGGAGTTAGCAAATGAGTAAAGGATTTTGTTTGTTAGCTCAGAATAATGATAACACAAATTATGTACGCCAGGCATATGCACTTGCACTTAGTTTACATAGATATAACACAGATCAAAAAATCAGTCTTATAACAAACGACAAAGTACCAGAAAGTTGGACACATGCGTTTGATAAAATTATTCCTATTCCGTGGCAAGATGATGCAAATGAACAAGATTGGAAAATAAACAATAGATGGAAGGTGTATCACGCAAGTCCTTATGAACAAACTATTGTACTTGAAGCAGATATGCTTGTTCTTAGCAATATAACACATTGGTGGAATGAATTAGAAAAATACGATGTATATTTTACAAGTAATGTAAACACGTATCGTAATGAAGTTGTTACTAGCAGATATTATAGAAAAACTTTTGATGCAAACGAATTGCCGAATTTGTACAGTGCATTACATTATTTTAGAAAAGGCGATAAAGCAAAAGAATTTTACACCTTGTTAGAAATTGTAATGCAAAATTGGGAATTATTTTACAGTAAGTATGCAAAAGAAAGATACCAAAAGTGGTGTAGCGTTGACTTATGTGCAGCTATTGTAAGTAAAATTTTAGATAACGAAAAAGAAATAACAAATCCTAAAAGTTTTATTACGTTTACGCACATGAAACCACATGCTCAACGTTGGAAAAATGTTCCTGAAAAATGGACTAGTGTAATAGGAAAATACTATCGAAATGATGGTAACTTAATGTTAGGAAATTTTCTACAGTCTGGTTTATTGCACTATGTAGAGGACGAGTTTCTGACAGAAAAAATTATAGAGAAATTAGAAAATGGAACGCAAGTATTATCTTAATTTTAAAGAAGACGGCACAGTCTGGAAAGTATCTAATGTACTAGACGAAAGTTCTTTGTACATTAATATTTCTAAAGAACTTATGTACGATTTTGCAGAGTGTCGAAAGAGTATGGAAGATTTTATTGTCGTACCTAGCGATTCAGCTGACTCACAGTTTGAATTAAAGTCTAAACACACAAGTTTAGAAGATTTCGATGTTGATAAAAGTATACATCGATTACCGAAACATGATATTAATCACAATCTAGTGTTTCACATTAAACAAAACGTATCCGAAGGAACCTGGAAAGCAAGCGTGTCTCCAGGTCTTAAATCGTTAATTAATAGCACAGCATATTATAAGGATAAAGTGCATCGTCTTTTTGTTACCGACGAAGATGATCCTAATTTTTTATTAGATACACTAGAAGTAAATTTTTCTTCTGTAATGAATGGCGAAGCAATTATAGAAAATACAAAAAAAGAAGTTGCTCAAAGGAACGATGTGAGTGTATACTGTGGTAAAGCCTTTGAGAATTATAATCATATAGTGGAAGAATGATGTCAAAAATTAAAGTAATTGATCAAGATATTATATTTTTGTCCTACGACGAACCAAACGCAGAAAAAAACTATGCAGATTTGTGTAGTAAAATTCCTTGGGCAAAACGTGTACACGGAGTGCATGGTAGTGATGCCGCACACAAAGCATGTGCAGATTTGTCAGAAACAGAATATTTTGTTACTGTTGATGCAGACAACATTATTGATCAAGAATTTCTTAATCAAGAAGTTGATATTGAGGAATTAGGTGTTACTCCAGAACATGTGTTTAGTTGGTGTGGCAAGGTACATGTTAATGGACTTATGTACGGCAACGGCGGTCTTAAAATGTGGACACGTAAATTTGTCCACAATATGAAAACACACGAAAATAGCGAGGACGGCGATGAACGAGGAAAAGTTGAATTCTGCTTCGACAACAAATATTACCAATTTAACGAAAACTACAGCGTTTCTTATACTAATGCGACACCTTGGCAGGCTTGGCGGGCGGGCTTTCGCGAAGGTGTTAAGATGTCTTTGGATCAAGGAGCCAAAGTAGATGATTTGCGTACAGTATGGTGGCAAAACTATGATAGACTGCTTATATGGAGTCAGATAGGTGCAGATGTTGAAAACGGTATATGGAGTATACTAGGCGCACGTCAAGGTTGCTACATGACAAACTGTACAGATTGGGACTATGCAAATGTGCGTGACTTTGAATGGTTAAACAACTTTTGGGAAAGTGATGTAAAGGATTTACAACCTAACGAAGAAGCAGAACGTTTAGGTTTAGAAATACTTAAAGGCACAGGAGTAGATATTTCTACTAAACCTCTAGATGCAGAACAAAGTAAGTTTTTTAAACAAGTATATCAAAATAGCGCAAGAATTTTACGGAGAGCTAAATGAATGAAAACTTAAAAAAATGGAAAGCGTCAATCGATAACTTTTTTGGCTGGGTTAAAAAAACAGAACTAGTTGAATTAGAAGATATTGATGTATCAGAAGATCCAGTGCGCCCTGAGCTTGATGTAGAATGGCGCACAACCTTTAGCAGAAAAATTTATGGATTAAAGCACGAAGATGATATCGAAGGCATTGTATGTGTTGCATATACAAACGATATACCGTCAAGCGTAAAAGAATTAGATTTAATGAGTCAAAATGCACATCTTAAACAAGATGCAGACACAGCAATAGCGTATACTATTTGGAGCCGTAAACGTGGTGCAGGAAAAGAACTAATATTTAAACTTGCAGAGCATATTAGAACT